ATATGCAACTTTTAATGCGGTAGTGCCGAACCGAGCCGAATACGATTTGGTTTCTTTGTCCCAGTCAAATGCATTGTTTGGAACATTACGAAACTCGCTAATAAATGACTTGTTGAACGGAACACGAATGTTAAGTTCATTATCCCGCAATGATACTACCGCACCTGTGTACTCTGAGGTGCTTTCGACTATCATTGTCTTCCACGGAAGTTCTTTAAGTTCTTCCTTAACAAGTCCTTGCTTAGCAAGCTGCTTCTTATACTTACTGATAAGCTTATCGAACAGGTCAGCTTGGTTGCTCGTTACCCGCGAATTGTTTTGGATTATAGTTTGTAGGTTAGCCATAAACTTGTAGTCATATTGACTCAAGCTGATCTTACCTTGCAGGAAGAAATATAGCAATTGTTCCTTATTAGTCATATTCATACTATAGCACCGTTATGTATTTTTGCAAGCGTTCTGGAAAAGAAACGGGGACCGAAGTCCCCGAAAGTTTGTTGAAAGGCATTTATTATTATGGGGTAATCCTTAATCCAAAAAACCATACATCAATTCTAGCAAACCAACGACCGTCATGCTTCCCAAACCCAATGCGAAGCATGCGGTTGTTAGTATCTAGCGGGATGCGAGTTAACTTCATGTTATGCCCGACGCATGACCGTGTTCATAGCAAGAGCCTGCCACTTATTCGGAGACATTTTTACAAGGTCAGCAATCTTGAGAGCGGTACGGATTGACAATTCACGAAGCTTAGTGCGATTGGCTTCCATGAAGTCTAGGATAAGTTCGGCTTCGTTATTCATAAAACTGTAGTCGCCGAAGAGGCCACCCTGTGCGTCACGATTGACCTGACGAATACGAAGCATCTTGTCACGCTCGGTATCGATGGTCAAGTCAACAAAGTGACAGCGGCTTTCAAGTGCTTCAAGGTGATCTTGAAGCTTCTTGCTGCGAACGTTTTCAAACTTGAGGTTCGTGATAAAGATAGCAGAACCCTTGAATTCAAACGCATTCGGAATACCTTCTTCACGCAGAAGGCGCGAGTCCGAGTTCCAGCAAATGCGCCGACGCTTGCCGCTGTCTAGTGCAGCCTTAAGAATATTCAGCGAAAGTTCGTCACCGAACACGCTATCACAGTCATCAAACACGAGGATGTTGCCCTTGTCGCTGTAGCGATACAGCTGGGCATACAGACCGAGTGCAGTCATTGCACCCTTGACAACTTCATACTTTTGACGCTTGTTAGCAATCTTGTCAAACAACGATGCTTTCTCAAGCTGCTGTTCAACACCGAACGACTTACCAACGCCCGGAGGACCCGAAACGATCATCGCACGAATGTCACCCTTAATACAGGCTTCGGCCATTTCATCAAGAATTTCAAAGCGAGTAGCAATACGGTCCATTGCTTCTTGGTCAGTTTCAGCTACAGTAGTGACTGGTGCAGCATCACCATCAAGAAATTCAACATCAGTAAGGTCCGATACCTTGATGCGAACTTCATCAATGTTTACAGGAAACACACCGTCATTCTTGACAGTCACAAACGAACCTTTCTTTGTAGTTTGAAAACCCTTGACCAAAGTAAACTGACTGTTGATAACAGGGTTGTTGCGATATTCACCTTGCTTGATAAGAATGCGAGACATATTGATTCCTCTGTGATGTTTCTATAATTCACTATAGCAAAATGGGTACCCGAAGTCAACCGAAAAATGACCTCGGGTACGATTTTTATCCGTTCAGTCGTGACTGAATTTCAAGATAGAATTGATTGTACTTTGCCATACGGTCAATGTCTTTTTGCGTGACACCCTTAAGACGACGGATATCAGTATTATGACGAAGGTCACAAGACTTCACTCGCATTGCATCAAAATTAGCGAAGACCTCTTTCTTGTATTCATCGTAGGTTTGTCCGGGCATCTTTGTAAGGACTCGTACACCTGCTATAACACGAGCAGTACAACCGATATCTTGAAGGTCTTGCCAAGTAGTTTTGGTATCTTCAATAACATCGTGCAATAGGGCGATGCACTGCAATTCTTCATCATCAGTCTTGAGATAATGCATCACCTTGATTGGGTGAAGAATGTAAGGGTTGCCGCCTCTGTCAAACTGACCTGCGTGAGCATTAGTAGCGAGAACTAGGACTTTGCCGAGTAATTCACCTTTTTTCATAACTACTCCTTTTTCTTAGCTTATAATTAACAATAGCAAATTATAGGAGCTATGTCAACCGATATCTTTAAGTTGGGACTCGTGCAATTCTATTTCATCCTTTAATTTGAGTTTACGCTTTTTTAACTCTTGGATTTTTAAATCATCACCGTGCGTGTAAAGAAGCTGATTTAGCTCCAATACTAAATGATGATGCTTATGTTTTAATTCTGCAATGTGCAGTTTTAGTTTATCGCCCTTCATTTATAGTTCCTCTCAATTTTCAAACATTGACAGTCCATGCCCTAGCAACGTAAAACTCTAGATTGTCTCTGCGCTTCTTTTCAAAAAGAGTATTGACGTTTAACTTGCCAGCCTGAATGCTCTGTTCCCAAAGATTTCTGACAGGGTTATGCTTTTCTACTTCTAGTAGAATGCGAGTGTCAGTGTCATCCTTAAACCAATATTCATAATGCCGGGCCCGCTTCTGTCCGTTATCAGCTTTAGCAATAAAGGTTAGTGTAATGTCTTCCCTATCACGGTGTCTAGCAGAGCCGAGGTCTTTACGTTCTCCACCAAAGATTTCAACAAGCTTCATATCATATTCGTAGAAGTAAGGCAGCTTGTATACCATACCAATAAAACGTGAAGTAAGAGTATTAGGAGAATCGTGTAGATACTGCATCAAATCAGTTTTAAACTTAGTAAAGTCATCGCCGCGCAACTTAGCCATAAGCAACTTAGACATATAATATGATTTAAGAGATTCGGCAAACACACGATCCTGATCTGTAATTTTACTTACAATCTTATCAGCGTGTTCGTTTAGAGACCAATTAAGATAAGATATGGAATCGGTTTCTCGTGACTCCTTTATCAAACGATAAAGAGTGCAACTGATTAGCAAAGGGTCTGTAGTAAAATTATAACGGACTTCGGTATCTTTAGATTCCGAAGCATCAACTAAATCATCCCAAGCAATTGCGACTGGGTTAAAGCTCATAGTGTTCTCCTTACTATTTCACACTACATGAGTTATTGGAAATAAGCAATAGACTTGTTACCCAATAGTAACATCTTCCATGCCTGCGGTGCGTAGACGAACAATGTGTCCTAATTGCCATTGTTTTGCGTCAATGCCTTTAAGTATGCCCAACCATTTATTTCGTAGTAAGGCAACTTCGTTGATGAGCACCTCAAAGTCAATTACGTCATCCTCACCCTCTGCATACTTTTCAGCATCACGAGGAGTAAGTTGTCTGTTGTAATTTTCAAGATACTTTTTGAAGTAGTTTCTTTTTATTTTACGTAACTGAATATTTAGGAAGTTGAGTACCGCTTCAATCTCTTGTAATTGATTAAAGCGATACTCCGTGACTCCGGGTAGTGCGGCAATGTTCTTTTCAACATTGCCGTACACCTTAACATCATTTTTTGCGGAAATCATTTCATTCTCATAATGAGTAATGAAATCAGGAATGTGACTCAAATCCTGAGTGATTTTGCCGTACCAAGTCATTCGTAATCGTCGTTATAATTATCGTCATCGTCATAGTAGTCATCTTCGTCTAGGTCATCATCATATTCATGCACTAGACCAGAATCCGGAGTTTCTAAGTAAAAATCAAGAGCGGCCTTGATATCCTTGTCACCTCGAAATGTTGACTTAATTTCATGTGCAGAAGCAATCTCTTCCTCAACGAGATAGTTGACTAGAGTTTCAGCAGCACCGTCAGTATCACCTGCCTCAATGCTCGGCTTCAATAGCTTCCAAACTTCATTGATAAGAGATATGCTCATTCCACAACATCCTCTTCTACTGCTGCTGCTTCTTCCGCAACAATTAATTTAGAATTCTTCTGTTCAAATTCTTCCATGATAGCGTCAAGACAACCATCATCGTTTGCTTCCCAACCTTTACGGAACTTCTTAATGATAGTTCCATCAAGCTTGTTATACACAAGCGAGTTGCCTTCCTTGTTGAGCATCTTCAATGCTTCACACATATCAGTAAGACCTGAGTACGGACTCATTCCTGTTGTGTAGGGAATCTTCACTTGAACAGATTCAAAAGGCTTTGCGTAACGAGTCTTCATTACCTTACAAGCAGCACGAATACCGTTGACCTGACTGACCTTGTTGCCGTCTTCGTCTTCCTTAAGCTTTAGCTTCTTCATTGCAACAACGATAGATGATGCATAGATGAAGCCCTGACCACCTGAAATCTTATCGTCAGGGTCAAACATATCCTGCGATGCATAAGTATGATTAGTTGCAACAAGACCTACGTTGTTCGAACCGAACATGTTTACGCAGTTACGAACGAGTGAGGTCAATGCCTTAGGCTTACGACCCATGTCACCCTTCATATCACCTGCTTCAAACTGATTAACATCAGTCGGAGTGAGCAACATGCCAAGTGAGTCAATGACGAATAGAACCTTAGGCTTGTCTTCATCATTCATGGCCTTGTAGCCCTTCATGAAGTCAGAGATAGTCTTAGCAACGTCATCAATCATTGCCATGTTCATCTTGAGGAGCTTGTCTTCGCCAGTGTCAACACCCAAAGCGTGAAGCCATGATTCATCAAGTGCGTTTTCGCTGTCGATTAGTACAACATAGATACCCTGTTGCTGGGCATGTTTTACAATATTTCCTGAGCAGATGTAGGATTTACCTGCACCTGACTCGCCGGCAAATACTGTAACCTTGCCGAGCGGAATACCTTTATTAAAATCACCGCTAATTCGGTAGTTGAGTGCATAGTTGCCTGTGCTAATCCAATCTGTCGGATCATTAAATCCGATACTAAGGCCGTCAATAGCCTTGGTGATGTCCTTGCGGAACTTACTAATATCAAATGGTTTTGCCAATTTTTATTCCTATCTTACAATTTGTTTTAATTTATCACCGGGTAAGTTTTTTTCAAGCATTTCGGGATTGTTTTCGGCCAATCGATCCATATCAATATCGTGTGGATAATGACGAAGAATAGTTCTAGCACGATCACGAATGATGCTTGGTACTCTCGGTGTTTTGCCAGGGTCGCAAAGTTCTTCTAAAAGCTTTCTACTTTGCTTCAAGGCTCTATATCTTTCATCTGGTAATGTCATATAAACCTCCTGTCAAATGGGGAGGCACTAGCCTCCCCAAACTAAGCAATTACTTAGACTGACGGGCGCGGATCATTGCAAGAATGTCCTGAGCCTTGTCGCCTGATGTGTCGGACTTCGGAAGTACAACAGCATCGCTTGCAGCAGGAGTTTCATCTTCATTCCAAGGAACATCGTTTGATACCGGCTGTGAATGGGCACCGTGACTTGGTTCATAGTCAACTATCTTGGGTGCAACAGGAGAGCTGGTTTCAGCAGACTCGGTATGTTGTGCTGCTGCACCCTCAGGAGCTGCAAGACCATACGGACGATAGTATGCACCCCATTTATCATTATCATAAGGACGACCATCAACAGATGCTTCAAACATTTCCTTAATGATACGAAGTTCTGCTTCGCTTGGCTTCTTTGGCAAGAAGTCAGCAAGATTATACGTACCATGAGCTTCAATAGCTGCCAATTCAGCTTCCGTCAACGGGGATTCCTTACGGGCCCAATTAGAAGTTGAGTAGTCAGCGTATCCGCCCTTTGAAGTCTTCTTAACGTTGAAGTCCAAACCGTTAGTGTAATCAGTCGGCAAGTATTCCATTTCAGGATCCATCAAAGATGCCTTAATGATAGTTTGAATCTGTGGACTGATGATGAAGCGACGAATTGGGTTAGCTGGAGTCTGATCATCACCGAGCGGGTTAGTGCGAACAAAACCCTGATAGAGATAAGAACGCTTCTTCCAATACTTGTTAGCGAGTTCCTTAAGAGTATCATCCTTGTACCAAGGACGAACTTCTGCAAGAACGGGGCAGTTATCGCCATACATTTCTACGCAAGGAACTTGCACAGTAATTTGCTTTGCATTTGGATCACCCTTAATGCCGTTGAACGGAAGCTTGATGACCTGACGTTCTACCCAGAAGCCCCATTCGTTGTTAGGGTTAGCGTCTGGAAGAAAGCGAATGGTTGCAGTAGCACCTTCGCTGATATTCCAGTGGGGATAGATTGCGTTATCTGATTGTGTGCGGGCGCCGTTATTTTGGCCCTTGTTTTCTTGGGCTGCTAAACGTGCCCGGATTTCTGCTAGACTTGCCATTGTATAATCTCCTTTTAAAATGTGCCTAAGTTGAGCTTTGTAAGTGTTTTTATGTTTCGTTATCGGAGATAACTACACACAAGTTATGTTATAACTCATGTGCAATGTATTTACAACCTATTTGGGTGCATAATATAATAATATTTTACACTATGTACCCAAAATATAATTATCTTTTGAATCTGGCCATTTCCATGATACGAGCCAGTGCCGGATCAATCTCTGTTGATTCGCTGGCGCCGACTAGCTTGCCAATGTTGTTGTTCTTAACTTTTTCTGTAGGTCCAAGCTGACCTACACGCTTTTGGTTTGCGTCTAAGCCTTCTTCAACTTCTTCTTCTGCTACTGCTTGAGGTGCCATGCTGATGAAGTTTTCGTCAACATCGCCCTTGAATGCTTTGTCAAGAGCCTTTCTAGCCATCTTAACTGCCTGTTTAGCAGCCATCATTTTAGCAGTGTGTTGT